TGAAGTTTTACATTCGGGTATGGTAGCAAGGGCTAACCCGTTGCGGATATACATTACAACCGCAAGTTTTACAAAAGAAACAAAGTTTTATGAAGATATGAATCTTTATAAATCTATGCTTACAGGCGAAGCAAACGATAACCCTAAATGGTTTGGTTTACTTTATGGTCTAGACCAACAAGATGATTGGCAAGATTCAAACAATTGGAAAAAAGCCAACCCTATGCACGGCATTAGTGTGTTTGATGATGCAATTGCACAAAGGGCAGAAGAGGCTAAAAATAAGCCCGCTACATTAAATGAATTTTTATGCAAAACGCTAAACATTTATGTAAGCGCAAATAGCGCGTGGGTTGATAGAAGGTATTGGGATGAATCAATAACAACAATTCCTGATGAAAAACCCGAATCAACTTTTATTGCGTTTGACTTGGCATATAGCCGCGACTTAAACGCCGTATGCACTTTGCACCGATATTCGGAAGAAAAGTTCTTTGCAGAATTTCAATTTTTCTTACCCGAAGAAAGTTTAGACCTAATCCCAAATCACTATAAATCAATCTTTTTGCAAGCCCATGCAAGCGGCATATTGCGGCTTACGCAAGGCAATGTAACCGACCTTAACGAAGTGGAAACCTACATTAAACAACAATGTATTAAGCACAATGTTAAAGAAATCGGTTACGACCCGTACAACGCCGCGTCATTGGTTGCTAATTTGTATTCCGAGGGTTTACCCGTAAAGAAGGTTGGGCAGGGAATGGCGGTTCTATCTAACCCGTCTAAAACCGCAGAACAATTGATTTTAAAAAAAGGCATCATGCACGATGGCAACCCTTTTGTTGGTTGGCAACTAGCAAACGCGGAAGTTTACACGGATGTAAACGGAAATGTAAAAGTTCGCAAGAATGAAGCCGATACATCCGCAAAAGTTGACGGAATTATTGCAATGATTATGGCTTTGCATTGCCATCTAGACAATGTTTTTATTTCTGATACATTTGGATTTAGAAGTTTTGAATGGTAAACCATCAAGAAATTGGGTAAAAACATGGCTATTTTCGACATTTTCAAGCGCAATAAAGACCAAAAAAACGAATCCAATACGCTATTTGGGCAATCTGCGCTAGGTAATAACATCGTTTATCAGGGCAATAATAAGAACCCTAATGTCAATACTCAGATTCTTTATGTAACCACAGGCGCGACCAATAACGCGGGTCGCCCCGTGGATATGTCATTGCTTACGCGCAATTCCACAATCATGGCTTGCGTTGCGGCAAAAGCCCGCGCCCTATCCCAATTGCCTATTCGCGTGGTTAGCCAATCGGAAGATGGTACTTATGTCGATGCCATCAAATCGCCGCTAGTTGGCGCACGGGATAAGGCTAAAGCCAAGCAAGTAGCAAACCTTTTGGCGCAACCCAATCAATTCCAAAGCACCTACGAATTTTGGTATCAGTGGTTGATGTGGTACGAACTTGCGGGCGAAGCATTTACCCTTTGGTGGCGTAAAGACCAAGAAAGCACAACGGAAACCCCGTTAGAAATGTACTTGCTTGATTCAACATTGATTGCCGTAACAATCACCCCTGCGCGTTACCCATCGTATCGTTTGAGTACGCCCGCGTACGGTTTTAACCGTGATAAACCGCTGAACTTTAACCAAGTGATGCACATTAAGGAAATGAACTGGCAAGGTTCTGCGGGTTTCAACAAAGGCATTTTGGCGGCAGAACTGGTTTCGCTAGACCAAGATATTGACCTTTACGCCAACTACATCATGCAGAACGGCGCAAAGCCAAGCGGAATGTTTACTACCGAAAGTGTTATTCCTGATGGCAAGTACAAAGAAATCGCCGCCCGCTTGAAAGAAGCATGGTCGGCAATGGTTTCTAGCCGCCCAAGTGACCCAAGCAAGGCGGGTCAGGGTATGTTGCTTGACCAAGGCATGAAGTACACCCCGTTGGATATGTTGACCCTACAGGATACCGATGCGGCTAAGTTAAAAGAACAAACCATGAAGCGGATTTGCGGTTTGTTTGGTGTTCCCGCGGCAATGATTGGCATCGGGGATTCCAAGTACAACAATACCCAAACAATGATGGATGAATTTTATAAATCCACAATGTACCCAACTTTAATTAACATTCAGCAGAAATTAAAACAACATTTGTTTGTTGGCTACCCTAATTTGTGCATTGAGTTTGATACGCGCAATTTCTTAAAAGGTGCGCCGTTAGACCAAATGAATTTTGCTACCGCGGGCGTTACAAACGGGATTATGACCCCCAACGAAGCGCGTGAATATTTGGGTATGCCCAATATGGATGGCGCAGATGAATTGATTGATAAGGGCGGGAAAGATAAACCGATTGTCGGAACATCCCCCCAAGATACGGGCGGCGGTGGTGGAAACCAAACCCGCAAAATGAATATCGGCAAGTAAAAATAAATTGTCCACTATTTTTAAATTAGTGATAGCATCCTTGGCAACATATAAGCCAAATACAGAACCGCCCCCCAAAAGAGGGCGACCCCCTAAAACAATATATGACATCGACCGAACTAAAATCGATGAGGTAATCTATGACCGTAAAAAACCTGATGATGGTTTGCGAAGCCAAATTAGTTTTGGAAAAGCAGGGCGAAAGCACAGGAAAAATTGAAGCAACCGTAACTACTTGGGGTGCGCGTGAAGGCGCAGACGGTAGGCGGTTTAATTATCAACCCGAAGGTTTTATGCAATGGGCAGAAGATTTTTCTGCATCAGGTCGCCCACTACCCATGTTTGTAAATCACAATGCGGATGCAATACCCGTTGGTCAATGGGATGCGTTCGAGTTTGACGATACAGGAATGAAAGCCGAAGGTCGGTTGTATGTCAACACTACAATGGGTTCTGACCTTTACAAAGTAATGCAAGAATCGCCCGAAATGTTTGGCGGCGTTTCCGTTGGCGCGTATGCTGAAGAATATTGCATGGTCAATGCTGAAGGCGAACCCGACCAATCTGATGAAGCATATTTCCAAATCACTAAAGGCGGTTTGCGCGAAGTATCCGTAGTGATGTATCCAAACAACCCACAAGCAGAAGTTAGCAGATTGGAATATTTCCGACCTGATGGTTCTGCGGATTTAAAAGTTTTAGAACAAGCCTTGCGTGAAGTTGGGCTATCTAAAAAGGATGCGGTAGCCGCCGCATCTACGTTCAAAAAAGTGTTAGAACTGCGCGATGTAGTTACAACGCCTATTGAAATTGCGCCTATTCTGAGTGAATCAGATGCGGAGGCTACCGAAGCGGAAATTCTCGCGGCTTTAGAAACGCGTGAACTTCTTAAAATTCTTGATACCAAAATTAAAGGTTAAATCATGTCACAAGCAATCATTGAAAAATTGGATGCTATCGAAGCCAAGCAAAGCGAAAGCATTGCCGCCGTAGAAGCAAAAATTCCCGCCGCCGTTGAAGCAATCAAACTTGAAATGCAAGAAACCATTTCTGCTTTGGAAGCCAAGGTAGCATCTATTCAAGCCCCTGCAATCGTCAAGCCCGCTACAACCGTGCGCGGCGATGTAAACCGTTCTGTTAAAGAACAATTGGTTTCTTTCTACAAAAGCAATGCCCGCGTAGAAAAAGAACTGCAAATTTTTGCAGACGAAAGCCAACGCGATGCGTATATGCGCGAGGCATCAGCATTGACAGGTTCAGGTAATAACCAAGGTGGTCGCACCGCTTATGACCCCGTGTTTGCCGCTTTGCGTTTGGCTAACCCCATGCGCGGTTTGTCACGCACCGTAGCAACCGATGGTTCTTCTTATCAATTCCGTGTCAAAACTGGTAATGCGGGTGCGGCATGGGGCTATGCGATTCAGAACAACGGTGCTGATACAACTGAAAACACAAGCATTTGGCAATTAGTTTTGCAAGACTTGAATGTTCAGTTCCCAATCCGTACCGCGGCATTGGATGACATCGATGGTTTGGAAGCCAATGTCGTTGACGATATGTTGATGGAGTTTTCGCAAGCCGAAGCCTTGTCAATGATTCAGAATAACGACCAAGCGGCACAATCAGGCACTAACCCTTACGGCGGTACAAATGGCTTGCGTGGCTTAGACCAATACGCGGGTGCTAACGCTACCTATGCGGGTGGTACTTGCTCTACTGCGGCATTTGGAACAAGCGGTACGGGTTCTAATACTGGTTTGCATAGCCTTGCTACTTATGACCAAATTACCACTAACGCAAACACCGTTGGCGCAAACAACATTTCTTATGTTGACGTAATCAATACTATTTATGCTTTGCCACAACAGTATTGGACACCTGACACTAAGTTTATGATTAGTCCAATTTTGTTGAACGCTATTCGCGCATTGCGTGATACAAATGGCGCACCAATCTTTAATCGTAACGAAGGTTTGTCGGTTGAAGGTATCGTAGGTAATTTGTTGGGCTTTGATGTTGTCGTTAACAAGTATTGCGATAACCCATCACAAGCAACTACTGGTTCTGCGGGTACAAATTCTTTGTATCCAATGTTCTTTGGTGATTTCACACGCGGTCACACAATCATTGACAGATTGAATATGATTATGCGCCGCTACGATCAGACTGCCCCAGGCTTTATCACATTCTTTGGTGAAAAGCGTTTGGCTACATCGGTTCGTGACCCTAACGCGTTGATTCGTTATCGTTCAACTGGTACTGCTACTTAATTGCGTTGCCATTAGCGGGGGGCGAAAATCCCCCGCTTTTTTTAAACAGGAATTCAAAATGTCAATCACCGAAAAAATCTTGAACGGAATCAAACAAGCCATCACCGAAGGCGGCAAAGTAAACATCGACTTGCGCGAAGCAAGCGCAATTACTGGTTCGGGTTCGGGTGTCGGTGGTAATGTTGTTTTTGATGATGCGTTTGCGGCTTTGCGTCAAGCAAACCCTTTGCGTCAAGGCTCACGCCAAATTGCGGTTGCGGGTTCTGATGCCCAATTTGTTGCTAAAACTGGTAACGCCGCAAATTCTACAAACCCTTGGGGTTACACATTTACGCCAAATAGCGGTTCGCCTAATGTTGATACTTCTATTTGGCAATTACCCGTGCGCGTATTGGTTGCACAATTGCCAATTAGAACGGCGGTGCTAAGTGATGTTAATAAACTTGATACAACAATTGTTGAAGATTTGGCACTTGAATTTGCCCAACTTGAAGGTGAATCAATGGTTCTTAATAACGACCAAGCGGGTAGCACGACAACATCGACAGGCTCAACCAATGGTTTGCGCGGCTTAAACAGTTACCCAAGTGGCGGTGCTAGTGCATTTGGTTCTAGCGGTACGGCTATTACAAATGGTTTACATACTATTGGTACTGTTAGCAATGGCGGCAGTACGGTAACGTATGCAAAAATGGTTGAAATGGCGGGACTATTGCCCGCACAATATTGGTCGCTAAATTCAACTGCATGGCAGATAAGCGCGGGTATGATTTACACATTGCGTAATCTTAAAGACTCACAAGGTATGCCTTTATTTTTGGAAATTGGCAGTAGTAATTCTGCGGCAGTTGGCTACATTTTTGGATGGCCCGTAGTTCCTAACCCTTACCTTACAAACGCTTTCCCAATCTACTTGGCAAACTGGAATCGGTTTTTGACAATCGGCGATACCGAACAAATGACCGTGCAAATGTTTGAACAAACACAAGCGGGTTTCGTAACCATGTACGCGGAAAAGCGTATGGTAAGCACCGTGCGCGACCCGTTCGCGGGTGTTCGTATGAGTGCCGCCTAAAAGGGGGCTTGAATGTCAGTAAATAGCGATTTACTAGGTGCGCCGTACGGTGCATCTACTCGCAATCCGTTTAGTTATGTAAAAACAGAACAGATTGACCGTGATGTAGTTACGCCTTGGTTAACCTTGGATGAAATTACTAATCAAATAAATTTGTTTGAAGATGAATCACAAGATGGTTATTTGCGGTCATTGGAACTAGCGGTTCGGCAAGCCATTGAAGATTATTTAGGTCTATCTATTTTTTCAGTTTCATACCGCGTTTGGTACGGTGCTGAAAACTTAGCCGCATCCCCCGTATGCTTGGATTTGCCCGAAGTATCGCAAAACCAATATCCCGATATGGATGGCGTACAGATTGACCGCGTAGCGTATTGGAACAATGCCCAACCGCCAGTTCTTACAACTGTTTCACCTACGCAATACTATTACGATGCAAGCGGCAATAAAGTAATTATTCAATCGTTGCCCACAACCATCAATAGCCAAATGACCGCGCCGATTATTTGCGATTACACAACCGCGCCTAATCCGTTGCAAACATATCCCGTTATCAAGCAAGCGGGTTTGCTTTTGTTTACTCACTTGTACAACAACCGTAGCAATACAACCGATGTGCAGTTAAAAGATATTCCGTTTGGCGTATCTACATTGTTGCGCCCATACAAACCTTTGGTGATGTAAATGGCAATAGCACGGTTTGAACAAATTACTGTTAAAAACCTAGCGTTTGCTAAAACTGATTTTGGCGAACAAACAACCGCGCAAACCGATTGGTTTAAAACCCGTGCGCGTGTTCATTCCGTTGCCAACAGTTTAAAGATTTCTGAAAAGTACCGCCTTTATCAAGATGTAGTTAACTTCACTTTGAACTACACGCCTAATACGCGTGAAATGGTGCGTAACCAAAACTTGTATTCAATTACCTACAATGGGTTTGATTGGCGTATTGATAACATCCGTGAATCCGATGATAGGATGATGGTGGTTATTATTGCTTACAGAAACGACCCAGTAACGGCGGTATAAATGGCAACGCAACAGAATCCAGTACAGTACGGCAAAGCGATACAGTTTCAACTGCAAAGCATTGTTACGCCCGTACCCGTGTATGCCGCGTTTAACCGTAACTTTGCAACGCAACCCAAATTTATTGTTTGGATGCTAAGAAATGTTCATCAAGATGTTTATACAGGGCCAGTTCAATCCGTAAAGGGTATTGACCGCCCAACATTTCAGATAAGTATTTTTACGCAAGTAATAGAAGATGGTTTCACTATTTCCAATCAAATACTACAATCGCTACATGGTTATAGCGGTTTGTTTGGTGGTGCAACAAATGGTTTTCAGATTGCTAAAGCAGATGTTTTTTGGCTTTACAACACTTATGACAATGATGAAAAGTTAGCCCAAATTTTTCTTGATTGCACCCTAGATATTCCAACATAAGACAACCCAACAACTTTTGAAGGAACTTTTAAAATGGCACTACCAAATAAAATAATGGCGGGTTTTAGCGCGGCGTTGTATGCCCAATCGGGCGCGACACCTACCGCACTAACACTTACCCAACTTTCAACCCTTGGAAATGTTGCACCTATTGCAGTTATAGGCAACCTAATTCCAGTAGAAGCAGTACCCGCATTTGGTCAAGATGATGCCGTTGCTAGTTTCGGTGTAGCGGGTTCGCGTCAATCTGACAAAATCCCAACGCAATCCGCACCAACATCACTTAGCGTTACCGCCGCATGGAATCCTAGCGACACAATGCTTTTGCTGATGCGCGGCGATGCGTATAGCGGCTTGATTGACCGTACTTTTGTAGTTAGTGCTACCGAAGGGTCAAACATTGTTTATTACGCCTTTAACGCCCGCGTAAGCCAGTTTACGATTGATTCAAGCCCTAGTGCTGAAGCCAAATGTAATTTCACCATTCACCCCCGTGGAAATCTCTACGGTTGGTCTAACAACGCCTAAAGGAATATCATGGCTATACCAAATAAAGTTTTAGCGGGTTTTAGCGCATCGTTGTATATGCAAAGCGCGGCAACGCCTACGCCACTTACAACGGCAAACCTTTCCGTATGGACAGGGCAAGTTACAACCATCGTAGGCACGGCGGCTAACGGTACTGGCGGCGCGGGTGTTTTGTTGCCCGTGGAAGCCGTACCCGCTTTTGGTCAGGATGATGCGGTTGCATCTTTTGGCGTTGCGGGTTCACGCCAAAGCGATAAGATTCCTACGCAATCTGCGCCTACATCGTTAAGCATTACCGCGGCTTGGAATCCAAGCGACACCGCGTTATTGCAAATCCGTTCTGATGCCTACAACGGTACGGTTGACCGTACTTTTGTGGTTGCCGCGGTTGACGGTGCTAATACGGTTGCGTATGCGTTCAATGGTCGCGTTTCACAAT